CGGACAAGAGCGGTAATGCAAGGCATGTGGGGGAGGTCAATGCGTCGCGCCGGCCGTCCTATCTGGCGGCGGGGTGGCCGGGGACATTGCCCTGCATCGACTGGGGCACGGCCGCCAATGTAAAGCGGCTGTTTTACGATCCGGGCGTGGCTGGGGATGATTACCGGGTCAATTTCGTGGTGGCGGTCTGGGATGATCCGGGCGGCACCTTCCCGACCTATAATGCGCTGTTCGGCGGCTATGCGCAGGCGGGCCTGAATTCGGGCGTCTGCCTGGCCGGCACGTCCGGCGGCACCGGCTGGTTCACCGGCGGCGCCGGCGCCTGGCATGCCGGCCAGACCTTCCACAATGGCGCGGCGGTGGCGTCGCTGACGGCGCAGCCGCTGATCCAGTCGCCCTTCATCGTGCGCGCCGACAGCGCGGCCGCGACGAATGCGCAGGGCGTCTGCATCGGCAACAACCGCAACTACATCGTCAACAATTACGGTTGGCGCGGACGGGTCGCGGAAGTGGTCTCGGTATCGGCGGCGATCAGCCTTGCCGACAAGCAGCGCATCGAAGGGTATCTCGCCCACAAGTGGGGCATCGCCCTGGAGGCCGGGCATCCCTATGAGGCGGCGCCGCCGCTGGTGACGTAGGACAAGGAGAGAATGAGATGAGCTTTTCAGACTATGCCGAGACGGCGATCTGCAACTGGATTCGCAACAACGCCGCCATGCCGGCGCCGGCGCAGCCCTATTGCGCGCTGTTCAGCAACGATCCCGGCGAGGCCGGCGCCGGCACAGAGGTCACCACGACCATCCGCCCAGCGGGGCGGGTGGCGATCATTTTCGGTGCGCCCGCCGATGGCGTCATGGCAAACAGCGCCGATGTCGATTTCGGCGCCGCCGATGCCGGCGCCACGGTAACGCATTTCGCCATCTTCGACGCGGCGGCGGACGGCAATATGCTGATGTATGCCGCGCTGGATGCGCCGCGCACTGTCCTTGCCGCCGATCCGGTCAGCTTCCCGGTCGGCGCGCTGGGCGTCACAGTGAGCTGATCCCGATGGCGAGGAAGAGCCAGATCCTGGGTGCGGCAGCCCTGGACAAGGTGCTGAAGCAGCTGCCGCGCAAGATCGAGGAATCGGTGGTTCTGAAGGCGCTGCGCGAAGGGGCCAAGCCCATCGTGAAGGATGCGAAGAAACGGGTACCTGTGCGCAGCGGCAAGCTGAAGCGGGCGATCACCGTGCGTAAGGGTAGCCGGAAGCGCACATCGAAAGGCGGTGGTCAGCTGGTCATCGGATTCAAGCCGCCGGTCAGCCGCCGTGCGCATCTGACCGAGTTCGGCACCAGCACGCAGCCCGCGCAGCCCTTCATGCGTCCGGCCATCGAGGCGCAGGGGCCGTCCGCTATCGAAGCCATCGGCAAGCGTCTTGCCGGCGACATCGAGAAGGCGGCGGAAGCGCTGGCCGGCCCCTATGCCAAGTCCGGTCTGGGCAAGAGCCGACGGCGGAGGCGATAGGCATGGCCCCTCCTGTTTATCGGATGGAACAGGCGCTGGCGGCCTGGCTGCTGGCGCAGCTGCCGGTCGCGGCGATCCTGGGCGACCGTCTCTATCCGCTGGTGCTGCCGCAGGCGGGCCAGCTGCCGGCGGCGACCTATCAGCGGATCGGCGCCGATATCGAATATGACCTGGACGGCCCGGCGGGGCTTGAGCGCCCGTTGGTGCAGATCGATTGCTGGGGTGACAGTTTCGCCGATGCGCGCGGCCTGGCCGGCGCCATCCGCGACGCGCTGCACGGCTATGCCGGGCCGATGGGGGATGTGACCGTGCAGCGCATCATCATCGAGCGCGAGGCCGACGAATACGAGGCGGAGACGCAGCTGTACCGCTGCGGCGCGGATTACCGGATTTCCGTCAGCACCTGACGCTGACGGTGAATTGTGTGATGGCAAAGGCCGCCGGGGAACCGGTGGCCTTTCTTTTTGAAAGGAGAGCGATATGGCAGGCGAATCTAGCCAGGGTTCCGGGCTGTTCTACGAAGACCCGAACACGCCGGACACCTGGATCAAGGTGGCCGGCGTGGTGAGCATTGACGGCCCCAGCGGCAGTGCGGGCGAGCTGGATACCAGCGATCTAGATTCGACGGCGCGGGAATATGTTCCCGCCTTGCCGGACGAAGGCAGCGTCTCGCTGGAGCTGAACCTGATCCACGGCAATGCGACGCAGAACTTCATGATGGACGCGAAGATTGCGCGCACCACTCACAACTGGCGCATTCGCCAGAAGGTCGATCCCGACCAGGGCATCGCCTTCGCCGGCTATGTGAGCGAGTTCTCGTTCGCCGCCGGCACCGACGCGGTGAAGAAGATCAGCGCCACCCTGCGCGTGACGGAGGTTGTGTCGCGCTACGACCTGACCCCGGCCCCGTAAGCGGCGGCGAACCGCGACTGGCGGCCATTTAACGGCGCTGGCCACCCCTTCCATCTTCCTGCCTTCCCAGTGAGGAAACATGACTAAAGCGAAAACCACCCAGACCACGGGCATCGGGCTGCTGTCCGCCGCCGCCATCCTGTCCGCCGCCGATCTGCCGCATGAGGATGTGGCGGTGCCGGAATGGGGCGGCACCGTGCGCATCCGCACCATGACGTCTGGCGCGCGCGACGAATACGAGCAGAAGATGCTGGCCGCCAAAGGCCAGCCGCAGCGCAATGTGCGGGCACAGCTTGTCGCGCTATGCGCGGTGGATGAGGCAGGCGGCCGGTTGTTCGGCCCCAGCGATATAGAGGCGCTGGGGCGCAAATCCGCCAAGGCGCTTGACCGGTTGTTCGATGTGGCTATCCGCCTGAACGGCATGGGGCCTGCCGATATCGAGGAACTGGAAAAAAACTGATCCGAC